ACTTTGCTGCCACCCTTGATCTCCGGCATGAAGGCGGAAGTCTTCAGCGGACGGTTCAGCAGGGTATCCGGCTTGCCGATCTCCAGACCCGGCTTCCAGATATAGTTGCCGTTGTTGTCCTTGATGGTCATCAGCTGCAGCACCAGGGCTTCGTTGCAGAGGAACTGTGCCTTCTTACGGTACGGAGCCTTCAGTGCATAGTAGAGCTTGAAGATTTCATCGAAGGTAACGGCATCCTTCTGGGCAGCGGTCACACCGACCTTGGCACCGCCGGTCTCAGCCAGCAGACCCAGAGGCTTGCCCACACCGTCACCGGTGATAAAGGCGCGCTCCTCTGCATTGCCCATACGCACACCGAAACGGCGGGCAATATAGGTGGCGAGGTCAAAAGCGGAGTCGTTCAGCAACTCATTGGAGATCTTGATCATAGTGCCCAGCTTGTATGCAGACAGCATGGTCTGGCCGAAGGTAGTATCGCTCTCCGGGATCTCCTCACCCTCATCTATCCAGCTTGCCTCACCGGTATCCTCTGCGATGGGGATCTTACGGGTGCCGGAGCTGGTGCGGATGACCGTTGCCAGACCACGGAAGATGTTGTTCTCCTCCAGCGCCTCCACCAGCTTCTTCTCGAACTCATCGGGAACGGTAAAGCCGCCCTCGGTGTCCTCACCCACAGACAGGGCATTGCGGACCTCGCCGTAATGGCCACGGTTGCGGATCATGTTCCAGAAGTTCTCGGCATACTCGGCAGTGGCGGTCGGCTTGACATCCTTCTTGGCACCGTTCTTCGGGTCAGCATGGACAGGACTGGAAGTCGGTGCGGACAGCTGTGCCTCGATCTGTGCCTGCTGCTCCAGACGCTCGATCTCTGCACCCAGGTCCTTGACCTCCTGTGCCATCTTGTTGTACTGCTCCACGGCCTCAGCCTTTACCAGACCGTTCTCGCCGCGGTTCTTCTCCAGAAAGTCCTTGGTCTGCTCCCAGAGAGTGTTGCGCTTGGTGCGCAGTTCCAGAATCTTACTCATAGTGTTTGTCCTCCATAGATTGATTTGTGGTGATATAAAAAACAGCCTGAATGCACATCACTTCATGCACTCAAGCTGTTTCATCAGGATATTGTAGGGGATGCTGCCATCCTCGGTCTTGCCGTCCAGATCAAGGACAGGGCCGGAATTGGCAGGTGGTTCGGCCGGAGATGTCGGCTCTGCGGACGGTTTCGGGTCAGCAGGCGGCTCCTTCGGCTCAGTGTGCTTCTGACCTACGTCTTCCGGCTTCACCCCCAGACGGTTCAGGACGATTAGATCCATCTGACGGCTGGAGAAAAGGTGCCCTGTCGTATCCTTCTGGAACGGCTTCTTTTCTTCGCCCTCGCCCGGTTCACTGTCAGGGTCTTCTTCCGGATTCTCCGGGTCTGCCGGGTCACTGTCCGGCTCCTCCTCTTTCTTTGCAAAGAGGATCTCGTCTGCGAAGCCCAGCTCCACAGCCTTCTTCGCATTCATCCAGGTCTCATTGCTCATGAGGTTGGCAATACGGGCGTGGCTGAGTCCGCTCTTTGCAGCATAGGCATTGATGATGCTCTCCTTGACTTCGGTCAGCACCTCAATGGCTTTCTCCATGTCCTTGGTGTTGCCCATCGCAACCGTGCTGGGGTCATGGATCATCAGCATGGCAACAGGACTCATCTGAACAGTATCACCGGCCATTGCCACAACAGATGCAGCAGATGCCGCAATTGCATCGATCTTGACCGTGATGCTGCCCTTGTAGTCCTTAAGCATGGTATAGATCTCGGCAGCGGCGAACACATTTCCGCCCGGACTGTTGATCCAGACGGTCACATCCCCCTCGCCGGATTCCAGCTCATCCCGAAACATCTGCGGCGTGATCTCATCACCCCAGAATGATTCCTCATCGATGGGACCTTCCAGCCGGAGGATTCTGGTGTCATCGCTGTTTTTGATCCAGTTCCAGAATTTCTTCATTGGGTTCTCCTTCCTGTTTTTTGAGGCTTACTCTCACTCAGCCTGTTATCGCTGTCAGGTTCTTCTTCCGGGTCTTGTTCCTCTGGCTGTGTCTGCTTGGGCTGATTCTGCTGGACTGCAGCAGCTTTGTTCTGCTGCGCCACCCCTGCATCTTTCAGCTTCACATAGCCGCCGTTCAGGTAGTAGTCGTCACCACCCTCCTCTGCCGGGATGAGATCCATGTTCTCCAGACGATGCACATCATTCGGAGAGAGGAAGCCGTTGCTAATGCCGGTCGCATAACCGTTCATCCGGCTCTGGTAATCGCCACGGAGCAGACCGTCCACATTGAATTTTGGAAAGTAGGTATCCTGCTCCTCTTCCAGCAGCAGATCCTTGATGATGCCCTGCTCGATGCGGACAAGCCACGGGGTCAGGGAGTGCATCACGAAGTTCAGCGACTGGTATTCAATATTGGAGAATGTGGCTCTGGACAGATCGGCTACCAGATGCGGAGGCACACGGAAGATGCGGCAAATCTCCGTCACGGAAAACTGCTTCGTTTCCAAAAACTGGCTGTCCTCCGGTGGCAGGGAGATTGGTTTGTAGGCCATGCCCTCTTCCAGCACAGCCACACGATGGGCATTGGAAGCACCACCGTAAGCCGCTTCCCAGCTATCCCGGATACGGTTCGGATCTTTCACAACGCCGGGATGTTCCAGTACACCACTGGGCTGTGCGCCGTTCTTGAAGAAAGAAGAACCGTACTTATCCACGGCAATGGAAGTGCCGAGGCTGTTCTTCATCATGGCGATCGGTGAGAAACCGATCAGACCATTGAAGCCCAGTCCCGGCACATGGAAGATCTCGTCCCGGCGGAAGTAGAGGTCTTTATTCTGCTCTCCCGGAACTTCATCCGTGTATGCGTGGTAGATATAGTAGAGCTCGCCGCTCTCATCCCGGTCGACTTCGACATTTTCCGGTAAAAGCGGATACAGACCCAGTACCGTATTCTTGCCATCCCGGACGATCTGTGCGTAGGCGTTGCCCCAGAGGAGCAGATGGGTCATCAGCGTTTCCCAGAAGACAAAGGATGTCATCTCCGGGTTGGGCTGGCGATACAGAATCTTGTACAGCGGATGATCCCGCGCCTTTTCCTTGTTTCCATTATCGTCTGTCACCCGGTAGAGATGCAGCGGCAGTGCCGCAATGGACTCCGCCAGCAGACGAACACAGGCATACACAGTCGGGATCTGCATGGCGGCTTTCTCATCCACCTGCTCCCCGGCATTGGAACGCCCAAACACAAAGGTCTGCCCGGAATCGCGGACGTTATCCGTGACCTTCGGCAGACCTTCTTTTGGCTGTTCTGTTTTGGGAGAATCCCTTGGATTCTCAAACCCCATCCATTCCCAGAATCCCATTAAGCCTTATCTCCTTTCTCCAGTTCCGGCAGGCCGGCAAGGCTGGTACCAAGGGACGCAACACCTGCCACAATAGCCGCGCTGCCAACTGCAACCCAGTCCACAGTGCCGCCGGGCATCTGTGTCACGACCAGAGCCGCACCAGTCTGGAACATCGTCTTTGCAGCACGGATGCCGGCTGCCTTCCACCATTCTGCACTCATCAGATACTTCATTGTGTTTTCCTCCAAATCTTCATATCAAAAAACAATCATGTCACGTTCGTCGTAGACGCTTCCCTGCTGCTGACCTTCATTTCGGATGCAGCGGTCCAGTGCCATGATCGCAGCGACGATACCATCGATCTTCTCCGGCGACTTCGCCTTGGTCGGCTTGATGTTGCCAGCCGGGTCGGTATCCACGACCACATTCCCCGCCATCCATGCCATAACCGGATTGCCGCCGTGGATGATCCTGCCTTCCATCAGGAGCTTGTAGAACTCCTTGGTAGGCGGGCTCATATCTTTAAAGCCCTGACCGAAAGGAACGACTGTGAATCCCATCCCCTCAAGATTCTGGGTCATCTGCACGGCTCCCCATCGGTCAAAGGCAATCTCTAAAATATGGTAGGTCTTGCCTAGTTCCTCGATGACCTTTTCAATAAATCCGTAGTGGATGACATTGCCTTCTGTCGCCATCAGGTAGCCCTGCTGATACCAGACATCATACGGAACGGATGCCCTGCGCACCCGCTGGGGGATCGTATCCTCCGGTATCCAGAAAAACGGAAGCATGATGTACTTCTCCTCTGGAACTCTGGGCGGGAACATCAGCACAAAAGCCGTGATATCTCCGGTGCTGGACAAGTCCAGTCCTCCATAACAGTCACGGCCTTTGAGGGCTTCCATATCGATTGGCTGATTGCCGAGGTTGTAGATGTGTTCCGGTATAAACCGGGTCAACGAGGACACCCACATATTCAGACGGAGCTGCTTGAACACGTTCTCCTCTGCCGGGTTATCCAGTGCTTCCTGGTATGCATCCCGGACACGCTGGATCTGGATGGTCTGGCCGAGAGAGGGATTGGCTTTATACCAGTTGGCTTCATCGTGCCAATCATCCTCATCGGTCAAACCGTAGACCACGGGGTAGAAGGTGTGGTCGATCTTGCGTCCGGCCAACAGGTCAAGTGCTTTCATGTGGAGCTCGTAGCAGATGCTCTCCTTGTCCGTGCCGGCCGTGGTGATCAGGAAGAACAACGGCTGCTCACGGGCATCACCGGAACCTTTGGTAAGGACATCGTAGAGTTTTCGGTTTGGCTGGGCATGAACCTCATCCAGCACCAGACCTGACACGTTCAGACCGTGCTTCGTACCAACTTCGGCAGACAGAACCTGATAAAATCCTGCGTTCCCGTAGTTCACGATGCGCTTGGTGGCTGCCATGATCTTGCACCGTTTCAAAAGTGCCGGGGTCATCTGCACCATCTGGTGGGCAACATCAAAAACAATGGATGCCTGCTGGCGGTCAGCCGCCGCACCATAGACTTCGGCAGATGGCTCATTATCGGCAAAAAGCAGATACAAGGCCACCGCAGCGGCAAGCTCGGATTTTCCATTTTTCTTGCCGATTTCGACATAAGCCGTGCGAAACTGACGGTTCCCTTTTTCGTCCACGATGCCGAACACATCCCGGATGATCTGCTCCTGCCAAGGAAGCAGCCAGAACCGCTTGCCCGCCCACTTGCCTTTGGTATGACGCAGGTTTTCGATAAAAGTCACTGCCCGGTCTGCTTTTGCGGCATCGTAATGGCAGGTCGGAAGCATGAACCGGCTGGGTTTGTAGTCCTTCAGTTTCGGATAGTTTTGGGGTCTGCACTCTGCCATCAGCTTCCACCTCCTCCCAGCAGATTCTCCATCTCATCAGCTGCATCCGCAGGACCGCCGTCCGAAGCAATGATCCGGCTTCGGGAGGACGGGGTCAGACCGAACTGCTCTGCAAACTTGTTCATGATCTTCAGATAGGTCTGGGCGATGGACACCTGCGGCACCTGCTGCCAGTACCCGGACGGGGTCTTGACGATAGTGCCGTGCTGGGTGATGAACTCCTCTGCCTCCTTCCATCGGGCATACGCCTGACAGTAACCGGCAAAGGCCGCCATGTCTACTTCGGTCAGGATGCCGATGGCTTCCATCTGTTTGGCAAGTCTACGCCACTCTTTCTTTGCTTCCGGCTCCAGCCACTTCGGACAGGCCGGTGCTTTCTTGTTGGGCTTCGGTTCGCTGGTGTTCAGCGGATGCTTGCCCGGATTGCCTTCCAGCTCCTTCATGGCGGTCGGCTTTGGTTTTCTGCCTCTGGTAGCCATTGGCTTCCCCTCCCTTCTGTAAAAATGGGTAAAGAAAAAGGACCTCCGAAGAAGTCCTTAAAATGTCATTTTCCCAAACGGGAAACTTTTTCGTATGAATAGTAAATAGTTTCCCATTTTGACGCCTTTATATAAAACACATCGGATACGAGGCACAGCCCCTTTTCGGGGCGTGTACCTTTTGGGTGTTGTTATGCGTTGGGGTTGGCTTCCTTCCAAGCCTCGTACTCATCGACCAGCTCCGCTTCCTCGATGACCTGCCAAACGCTACAGAAGCGGCTTCTCTGCTGCTCGATCTCCGCTGCTGTCCACTCCTCCGGCTTGCGGCTCATGTCGTGGTAGGCATCCATCTCCGCTTTCGTCCGGAAAAAAAGGATCTGCTTCAGCTTTAGCGTTTCCTCGTTGTTCCGTAGGCTGTACCGCTTGTCCTCTGCCGCCCTGCAGAGGCTTCCGAGATCGCTGCAGCCAAGAGTCATGTCCTGCTTGAAGGCGATCTCGATGCCGATCAGCTTCTTTTCGGTGTCGGCTTCCTTAATGTTCTTGAGGTAGGTTTTTGCTTTGTTCGTCATGATCTGTATCCTCCGTGTGTTTTGTTTTCCGTAGGGCTTTTCCCTTCGTTGTGACTGTATATTACCGTCACCGCCCGGACATAGCAAGCGGCTATGCTGCACGATCATACACACCTCTTTTTGTCGGATTTATGTGTATTTACACGCCGGAGAAATCCGCCACTACGAGCAAAAGCCCCCGAAGGAGCTCTGCCCTTTTTCAGTGTGCGTTCTTGATGCACCACTCGATCGCGTGACCGGCATCCGTGTAGGTCTCATCGGAAATCTTCAGAAGCTCCAGTCGGCACTCAATCGGTGACCAGCCTTCCTCTGGGTCTTCGACAAATCCGTATACCGCTCCCTCCAGCATGCCATTCCAGTTCATCTGGGCAACCAAAACCCGGTCACCGAACTGCATGATGCTGTCGTAGCAAGGTCTGAGTCGGTCGTAGAAACTCTCAATGCTGATGTTGTTTTCTGGAAAGTCGATCAAATGCTTTTTCATGGTGAATTCCTCCGTGTTTTCGTTTTTCCCTTGGGGCTTTCCCCTTTCGGTATGTGCATATTACCGTCAGGTGCAAAGGATAGCAAGCGGCTAAAGTACACGATCTTCCGCCCGGAATACCAGGCAGAATGTACATCACTCTGCGTCCTGCTCCATGAGTTTCACTATGGTATCGTAGAAGAACTGCGGGTCATATGCCAGCGGCTCCCGTCCGGCTTCCTTGTCCATCCTGATCTGGTCTTCCACCATATCCTCTGCATCCTCCAGCGTGAAGGCATCCTTATCGCTGTCATCCATGTGGTTGTAGATTTCCACGATGACATCCATCATCCGTTCTTCCATGTGTGCTTCTCCTTCCTCCACGCCGCCACATCTGCCCCTGTCTGGGGCGTTGTCGGTTCCATCAGATTGTTTTGCCACCCGTGGCACAAGCCCCTGTGTGGGGCTGTGTCGGGGGCTGTCGGTTTATCTGTTCATCCGTCCCAGCAGGTAGGCTTCCTCCATTGCTTTCTGGATGCCCCAGACCGGAACCTCAATGAAGTCCTCGCTGTCATTGTCGCGGGCTTCGAGGTCGCCCCGGCTGTCTACCGCTGTCATCAGGCGCTTGGCGATCTCCAGCAGGGCTTTTTCTTCTTCCTTGGTAATGTTCTTCTTCATGGTGGTTTTCTCCGTTTTTCTTGGTTTTCCGTTTCGGTATGTGCATATTACCGTCACTTCCCCACACTATCAAGCGGCTATACTACACAAATATGTTCCCCCGAAACTGTGCGTATTACGGCAGAAGAAAAGGGCCGCCGTTTCCGGCAAGCCCCATGTGTTTCTCTGGCTTAGTAGTCTTCTTCCTCGTCGTAGTCCTCTTCGTCCCAGTCATCTTCTTCCTCATCCCAGCTGTCATCCTGGTCTTCTTCCTCATCCTTGAAGTCCCACATATCTTCGGTCGGCTGGTTTCTAAGGTCTGGGTTCTGCTCAACATAGTCGGCAACCGCTCCGCAAAGGATGTCCAGAACCTTTTCGTAGGCTTCCTCACTGTAGACTGCCCAGGCATCTGCAGTCAGCTTTGCGATTTTGTCGTTGCCCTTGGCTCCAAGGAGCCGCCCTGCAGGGTTGCAGGTTTCCTTGCCGTAGCCGATGCCCAGCTGGTCGCCATCGTTGTAAAAGCGGTATCCGATGCGGCTCATTGTCCTTACCAGCTCCCCTGCGAGGCTGTCTGCCTTGCCCGTATCCGGTACCAGTTCCTTGAAAAGTTTATTGATGCGGTCTTCGTTCTTCGTCATTGTCGTATCC